GAACAACTCTTCGCGGTCTACGAACAGGTCAGCAATTAAAAAGTGCAAGACGTTCACTCAACATTCTTTTTTCAGAATGGGGAAACCGTGGTGTGCATCTTTGGAAAGTCAAATCAGCTACCATTCCTCTTGTTTTAGGACAAGCGGAATATAATTATGCAAATGATAACGCTAATTTTCCACAAGATATTAATGATGTTTTAGAAGCATATGTTAGAAATAATACTACAGTAACTGCGCCTGTAGATACAACTTTAACTAAAATAGATCGATCAGACTACGCTGCACTTCCAAATAAATTATCACAGGGAACACCTTCACAATATTATGTTCAAAGAACAGTGGCTCCAAGTGTATTTTTATATCAAACACCAGGATCTTCTTTTTCTGGATCTGATTATCAATTAAAGTTTTATTATATTGCAAGAATAGAAGATGCAGGTGCTTATACTAACACTGCAGACGTAGCATACCGATTTATTCCATGTATGACTGCAGGTTTAGCATATTATTTAAGTATGAAATATTCTCCTGAACTTGTTCAACCTTTAAAACTGGTTTATGAAGATGAATTACAAAGAGCACTTACTGAAGATGGTCAAAGAACTTCTTTATATATTTCACCTCAAACATTTTATGGAGATGGTGTATAATGTCTAGTTTCGCAAGAGGAAAATATTCACAAGCAATTTCTGATAGATCAGGACAAGCTTTTCCTTATTCTGAAATGGTAAGAGAATGGAATGGTTCTTTAGTTCACATGTCAGAATATGAATCTAAACATCCACAATTAGAACCAAAACCAAAAGGTGGTGATGCACAAGGTTTGCAAAATGCAAGACCTGCAAGAACAGAACCTGCAACTCCAGTTTTATTAAATTCAAATCCTTTTACAGCAACTTCTTCATCAACAACTATTTCTGTATTTGAAGAAAACCATGGAAGAACAACTGGAGATATTGTTTGTTTTAGAGATGCATCTTTTGGATTTGGTATTGATGATGTTAACAACACATCAGGATTTACAATTACAGTAACCGATGCTAATAACTATACATTTACTTCTACAAACACAGCAACAGGAAGTGGAAAATTTGGAGGAGGAACTGCGTCTGCTGGACCCGTGACGATATCAAACTAACATGGCATACACTTTAACCAATTTACAAACCGATATTAGAAACTACACAGAAGTAGACAGCAATGTTTTATCTGATTCTGTTTTATCAACGATTATTAAAAATGCTGAGAATAAAATTTATAGAGATACAGACACCGATGATGATAGATTTTATGCAACATCAAATCTTCAATCTGGAAATAGATATGTAACCATTCCAACAGATTTAAGAATTATACGATTTGCTCAACTTACCGATTCATCTGGAAATCAAGTTTATTTAGAACAAAGAGATACTTCATTCATGGCAGAATATTATGACACACCTGGTACAAGTTCTGGTCTTCCTAAATATTATGCTAACTGGGACGCGAATTACTGGGTTGTGGCTCCAACACCTGATGACACTTATTTGATTACTTTGGCTTATAATAAGCAACCCGCAAGCATTCTTGATGCACCAGGAGCAACTGCTGGGACTTATACTTCTAATAAATATCAAGATTTACTTTTGTATGCATGTCTGATAGAAACATATGCATACTTGAAAGGGCCTGCGGATATGTTACAATACTACACGCAAGCTTATCAACAAGCTCAACAATCGTACGCGATCGAACAACAAGGTCGTAGACGCCGAGACGAATATACTGATGGTGTTATTCGTACTCCTTTAAAATCTGTAAATCCATCACAATAAACTAAGGAGAAAAATAAATGGCTAATATAGTACCTGACTCTTTTAAAACAGACCTATTAGGTGGTGTGTTTGATTTTGATTCTGGTGGATCAACTTTCAAACTTGCATTGTACACTGACATTTCTGGTTTCAGTACTTCTACTACAGCTTATACAGTTACTAACGAAGTTTCTTCGTCTGGTACAAACTATACAGCGGGTGGAAATACTTTAACAAACAATGGCGTGGCAATTGCATCTAACATTGCTTATGTTGACTTTGCAGATTTAACTTTTTCATCTGTAACTTTAACAGCTGATAGTGCACTGATTTATAAAGGCACGACTAATGAAGCGGTATTAGTTCTTGATTTCGGCGGCGATAAAACTGCAACTAACGGAGATTTCGTTATTCAGTTTCCAACTGCTGATTCATCTAATGCTATTATTAGACTTGGCGACGCATAATAGTTATAAGGAGTAGAAATGGCTTTGGTAATTAACGATAGAGTTAAGGAGACGAGTACAACTACTGGAACTGGAACTTTGGATCTAGCTGGTGCAGAAACTGGTTATGAAAGTTTTGTTTCTGGTGTTGGTACAACGAACACAACTTACTACGCTATAGAGTTAAACTCTGCTGGCGAGTGGGAAGTCGGTATTGGTACCGTAACCGATGCTGCACCTGATACTTTATCACGAGACACGGTCATATCGTCATCTAATGGTGACGCTCTAGTTAACTTTAGCGCAGGAACTAAAAATGTATTCTGTACATTGCCAGCGAAGAAAACCATTTCTCCAGTGATGGATGCAACAACTTTTGTTGTAACACATAATTCTACAATTTCAGAAGATCAAACATTAGATTCAGGAGTCTTGGCAGGACCTGTCACGATCACAGGTACACAAACAATAACAGGAACATTGGTAATAATTTAAATGAGTAAAATAGAAGTTAATCAAATATCATCTCAATGCGGATCCACACTCACGATTGGTCAATCAGGTGATACGGTGACTTTAGCGTGTGGTGCAACACAGACTGGTTTTGGAAGAACTGGAACTGTTGATTGGAACACGACTGCAATCACAGCTGATCCAGCAAACGCAGTTTCAGGAACAGGATATTTTGCAAATACAACTTCAGCAGCTTTTACAATTACATTACCTACATCACCATCAGCAGGTGATATTGTAGCAGTAAGAGATTATGCTCAAACCTTTGCAACAAATAATTTAACAATAGGAAGAAATTCACAACCCATAGATGGTCAAACTTTTGATTTAGTTTTAGATACAAATGGTGCAGCTGTAACTTTAGTTTATGTTGACGGTACACAAGGTTGGAAATCAGTTAATAGTAATGAAATTAAAAATGAACAATTATTTGTAGCAGCAACAGGCGGAACAGTAACCTGTTGTGGAGATTACAAAATTCATACATTTACAGGACCAGGAACTTTTACAGTTACTTGTGCAGGAAATGCAGGTGGTTCAAACACAGTAGATTATTTAGTAGTCGCTGGTGGCGGCGGTGGCGGAGCAGGAAATCCAGGCGCTGGAGGAGGTGCTGGTGCTGGAGGTTATAGAGAATCTTCAGGTGCTGCTTCTGGTTGTTATACAGTCTCTCCTTTAGGAGCATGTGTTAGTGCTTTACCTGTTACAGCTCAAGGTTATCCAATAACAGTTGGAGGCGGAGGAGCAGGTGGATCAGGACCAGGATCAGGATTAACAGGTTGTAGAGGTAGTAACTCAGTATTTAGTACAATTACATCAACAGGTGGTGGTGGAGGAGATGGAGCAGGTGCAGAAGCTAATATGCCAGGTGGATCAGGTGGTGGAGGAGAAGGCGGAACTGCTTTCGCAGGTGGAACAGGAAATACTCCCCCTGTAAGTCCTCCTCAAGGAAACGATGGAGGTGATGGTTCTCCAGGAACAAGTTCTCGAGACGCAGCTGGAGGTGGTGGAGGAGCTACTGTTGCAGGAACAACTGGATTAAATCCAGGACCAGGTGGACCAGGCGGTACTGGTGCAACATCTTCAATTAATGGAACACCAACAGCAAGAGCTGGAGGAGGTGGTGGAGGAAAAAGAAGCTGTGGCGAAACACAACCAGCAGGATCTGGTGGAACAGGTGGTGGAGGTGCAGGAGCTTTTGGAAACGCAGTAGGAGGTGCAGGAACAACTAACACTGGTGGCGGTGGAGGTGGTGGAGCTTATGGAGGCGGTGGTCAAGGTAGCGGTGGAACAGGTGGTAGCGGAATCGTAATAATAAGGTATAAATATCAATAATGGCTAGTACAATAAAAGTAGATAATATTCAGGATCAATGCGGTGCTAACATCGTTAACAAGTGTAGCACAACCATAACTCTCGGTGCAAGTGGCGATACCATTACTCTTGCATGCGGTGCAAGTCAAACAGGATTCGGAAGAACAGGAACTGTTGATTGGGACACGACGGCAAAAACAGCATCGTTTACAGCAGTATCTGGTAACGGGTATTTTATTAATACGACTTCTGGAGCAATCACAGTTACATTACCTGCAAGCCCTAGTGCTGGTGATATAGTTTCATTAGCAGATTATACAAATACATGGGCAACAAATTCAGTTACAGTTGCAAGAAATTCACAACCAATTGGTGGTATTACATCTGATGCTATTTTAAACACAGAAGGTCAATCAGTAACTTTTGTTTATGTAGATGGAACTGAAGGTTGGAAAAATATTCAAGACTCTACTTCAAATGTTACAGGTAATCCAAATATTGTAGCAACAGGTGGTACAATTACTACATGTGGAGATTATAAAATTCATACCTTTACAGGTCCTGGAACATTTTGTGTATCTAATGCAGGACAAGGAACACCAACAGCGCCTAGCACTGTTGATTATTTAGTTATCGCAGGCGGTGGCGGCGGTGGAGGACTTGGTGGAGGAGGTGCAGGAGGTTACAGAGAATCATCAGGTAACAGTGGTTGCTATACAGCAAGTCCACTTGCAACACCTACAGGAATTACAATTACAGCAACAGGCTATCCAATTACAGTAGGAGGAGGCTCAGCAGGATCTCCTTCAGGATGTGCACCTAATGGATCAAATTCAGTTTTTTCAACTATTACTTCTGCTGGAGGTGGTGGAGGTAATCCAACAACAGGACCAGGATCTGCAGGAGGTTCAGGTTCAGGTGGTGGAGGAACATGTGGCGGTAGCGGAACAGGTGGAGCAGGTAACACACCTCCCGTAAGTCCACCACAAGGAAACTCTGGAGGAGCAGCAGGATCAACTCCAGGAACTCAATTTAGAGGCGGAGGCGGAGGTGGCGCTACAGCTAGCGGTGCTAATGCACCAGCAGACGGAACTGGAGGACCAGGTGGAGCAGGAGCTACAACTTCTATCAACGGAACACCAACAGCAAGAGCAGGTGGTGGCGGCGGTGGTACTTATGTTTTTGGTGGTGGTGGAACAGTTGGATCTGGTGGAACAGGTGGCGGTGGAACAGGTGGCGGCCCTGGAGGAGTATGTTCATCAACTCCAGGAACAGTAAACACTGGTGGCGGTGGAGGTGGAAGAGGTCTAACACCCGCTGGAACAGGAGCAGGAAGTTCAGGTTCAGGCGGTAGCGGAATCGTGATTATAAGGTACAAGTATCAATAATGGAGTGCTATGAGTGAAGTTAAAGTTAACAAAATTACCCCGACAACAAATTGTGGCACCGTTACACTTGGAGATAGTGGTGATACATTAAGTATACCATGTGGTGTAACTTTATCTAACGCAGGATCAATTACAAATTCAGGAACAATTACAAACACTGGAACAATTTCTGGTGGAACAATTACAGGAACCATTGATAATCAAGTTAACTGGGACACTACAGCTAAAACTGCAGGATTCACTGCCGTAGCTGGAAACGGATATTTCGTTAACACAACATCAGGTGCAATAACAGTTACATTACCCGCAACTCCAACTGCAGGTGATTTAGTCGGAATTAAAGATTATGCTAACACGGCAGATACAAACGCAATAACAATTGCAAGAAACGGTGAGAATATTCAAGGGACAGCGAATGACTTTTTAATTAATACTGAAGGAGCAGCCGTTACATTTATTTATGTTGACGGAACTCAAGGTTGGCTAACAACAGCTTCATCTATTCCAGGAGATTTAACAGCACCTGCTTACGTAGCAGCAACAGGAGGAACAGTGACTTGTTGTGGTGATTATAAAATTCATACATTTACAGGGCCAGGAACATTCTGTGTATCATGTGCAGGTAATGCTTTAGGATCAAATTCAGTAGATTATTTAGTTATCGCTGGTGGAGGATCTGGAGGTGGAAATAGAGGAGCTGGCGCTGGTGCTGGCGGTTATAGAGAATCATCAGGAGCAGCTTCTGGTTGTTACACTGCTAGTCCATTAGGTGCTTGTGTTAGTGCTTTACCAGTAACAGCTACAGGTTATCCAATTACAGTCGGTGGAGGAGGTGCACAAGTGTGTGAGGCACCTGGTAATAAAGGTTCTGATTCAGTTTTTTCAACAATAACATCTACTGGTGGTGGATTTGGAGGTACTTTTGCTGGACCTGGTGGACCTGGTGGATCAGGTGGTGGTGGAGGACATCCAGGTCAACCTGGAGGTAGCGGAAATACACCTCCCGTAAGTCCTCCTCAAGGACAAGATGGTGGAGCAGGTGGACCTTCAAGTGGTGCAGGTGGAGGCGGTGCAACTGTTACAGGAGCTGGAGCTCCTGGATCAACTGGTGGACCTGGTGGAGCAGGAGCAACAAGTTCAATTAATACATCTCCAACAACAAGAGCAGGTGGAGGTGGTGGAGGTGGATGGCCTTCAACTGGAGGAACAGGTGGTTCTGGAGGCGGTGGAAATGGAGCTCCTGGACCTGGATCATCTACAGCAGGCGCTGCTAACACAGGTGGTGGAGGTGGAGGTGGTTCTAACACTGTAAGAATTGGCGCTGCAGGTGGTTCAGGAATCGTTATCATCCGTTATAAGTATCAGTAATGAGTGAAATTAAGACAAATAAAATTAGTCCAAGAAAAGGAACAACTCAAACTATCGGAGATAGTGGCGATACAGTTTCTATATCTTGTGGTGTAACCACAACAAACGCAGGTACCATTTCTACAGCAGGAATTTCTGGTGGAACAATTAATAATACAACAGGAACGATTTCAGGTTTAGCTGGTGTTATTGAATGGGATACAACTGCAAAGACAACAGCGTTTACAGCAGTTTCTAATAAAGGTTATTTTGTAAACACAACTTCAGGAGCAATCACGGTTACTTTTCCAGCCTCTCCAACAGCAGGTGATGTAATTGGAATAAAGGATTACGCAAACACAGCAGATACAAATAACATAACAATTAATCCAAACGGAAATAATTTAAATGGATCATCAGCTAACTATCCAATTAATATAGAAGGTGCTTCAGGTGAATTCATCTACGTCGACGCAACGCGTGGCTGGGTTCTTACAGATGCTTCCAAGGCAAGTGATATTGCTGAAGGACCTTCTTTTATTTGCGCAACGGGTGGAACAATAACAACATGTGGCGATTTTAAAATTCATACGTTTAATTCACCTGGCACATTTTGTGTTTCAAGTTTAGGAAACGGACCAACCAATCCATCTGGGGGTCCAAACAATGTAGATTATTTAGTTGTTGCTGGTGGAGGTGGAGGTGGAGGATTTAGAGCTGCAGGTGGCGGAGCAGGAGGTTTTAGAGAGTCATGTGGTGGAGCAGGAGGATGTTATTCTGTTAGTCCTTTAGCAGCTCCTTGTGCTGCAATTACAGTTACAGCTACTGGCTATCCAATTACAGTTGGTGGAGGAGGTAGTGCTGGAGGACCTGGTAATGGAATTCCAGGAACAAATGGATCAAATTCAATTTTTTCAACAATAACATCTGCAGGTGGAGGTGGTGGAGGATCTTATGATTATCCATCTGGAGATAGTGGTTTACCTGGAGGATCAGGAGGTGGAGGTGGTGCTGTTGAAAATAGTCCAACTCCAAATACAGGAGGAACAGGAAATACACCTCCAGTTAGTCCTCCTCAAGGTCAACCTGGAGGATCAGTTTCCTTAGGTCCAGTTGGAGGTGGTCATGCTGGAGCAGGTGGAGGTGGTGCTTCTGCAGCAGGTGCTCCTAGATTATCAAATTCTACAAGTGGAGGACCAGGTGGAAATGGTGTATCAACTTCTATTTCAGCTAGTTCAGTAGCTTATGCTGGAGGAGGTGGAGGAGGTGGACATCCAATACCTTCAGGTTCAGGGGGAACTGGTGGAACTGGTGGAGGTGGTAGAGGACAAGATCCAGGAACTGCTTCAACAGCAGGAACTGCTAACACTGGTGGCGGTGGAGGTGGTGGTGGAAATCCTAGTGCAGGTAGTGCAGGAGGATCGGGTGTTGTTATTATTAGATATAAATATCAATAATAAATGTGTATTTACAAACTTTAACAAATAACATATAAGGAGAAACATTATGGCACATTTTGCAAAACTAGGAGCAAACGGAAAAGTAATTCAAGTTTTAACCTTGAACAATTCTGATATGCTTAACGCTGATGGAGTAGAAGACGAAGCAGTAGGTCAACAATATTTGGAAAGGCACAATAACTGGCCAGCACAAATGTGGATCCAAACGTCTTACAACACTTCAGGTAATCAACATTCAGGTGGAGGAACTCCATTTAGAGGAAACTATGCAGGTATAGGTTATACTTGGGACGAAGATGATCAAATCTTCTGGCCTAAAAAACCATATGCATCATGGGTCAAACACAATGCAAGTGCATCTTGGAAATCACCATTAGGTGATGCACCAGCACTTACAGCTGAACAAACTTCACAAAACGAAGCTGGCACTCATAGCTGGTCTTATTCTTGGGATGAAGATGCCTACCAAGCAGATAATACTGCAGGTTGGGTTATAGCTGACTCTTTAGCCTAATACTTGACATCTCTTTAATATAAGATTACATACCCCTAGGTATGCAAAAGAAAGTACTGTCAGAAATAGGTTTGTATCACGGCACTATTGATATGCCAAAGTATTGGGATATTGATAGAGAAAAACTTGCGCAAGATATTTTAACTCAAAATTTATTTAACAAAGAATTTCCATTTTCAAAACAATGGGACATGTTGAATACTTACATGAGAGACCATGTGAATTTAGAGTATGGTTTTAGTTTGATTAACAAAAAGACTTGGGGAAATATTTATAAACCTAAAGAAAAATCCGATCCATTATTACAAATTGATCCCGTAGATCTAAGAAACTCTCCTGACTATGTATTTTTATATGGAGTCAAAATTGCAAAAGATTCTTGTTTTGTAAGAGTTCATTTTGATGACAATAGAAGAAAAGGCAGAAGTTGGGATATCCCAATAAACAATAATACTTTTGTGATGTTTCCATCCACTCAAATGTATACGATATCTGAAAATAAATCAGATGCATTAAACTTTATACAAACAATTACTTATGAATTTATCTAATTATTACTGGGCTTTTAAGTCTGCAATTCCTGCAAGAATCTGTGATGATATTATCAAATATGCATTATCTAAACCTGAAGCGATGGCAAGAACAGGTGGATATGGTGATAAAGAATTGAATGATGATGAAGTCATGAACATGCAAAGAAAAAGAAAATCAGATTTAGTATGGCTCAATGATACTTGGATCTATAAAGAAATTCATCCTTATGTACATCAAGCTAATAAAAATGCAGGTTGGAATTTTGATTGGATAAGATCAGAGTCTTGTCAATTTACAAAATATAAACTCAATCAATATTATGATTGGCATTGTGATTCTTGGGATAAACCTTATGATAAACCTGGTCAACCCGATCATGGAATGATTAGAAAGATTTCTGTAACTTGTCAGTTAACTGACGGTTCTGAATATACTGGTGGTGAACTTCAATTTGATACGAGGTCTTATGATCCTCATATGAGAGATGAAGATAAACACGTCATCACCTCAAAAGAAATATTACCCAAAGGATCGATTGTGGTATTTCCTTCTTTTGTTTGGCATCGTGTTCAACCCGTAACGAGAGGAACTAGATATTCATTGGTTATATGGAACCTTGGGTATCCATTTAGGTAGGTATGCAAATATTAGAATATTTTAAAACACCCATATGGATTGAGGAGAAACCTGAATTCATCAAATCATTAAACAAAGCTTCAGACCCGTATATTAAAGAAGCAAGAAAAAGAAACAAAGATTACATTAAAAAGAATGGTGACTTTGGATTATCACATCACTCGACACCATTAACGGTCGATAATAAATTTAAGGACTTTCATAATTATGTCGGTCAAAAGTGTTGGGAATTTTTAGACTGGCAAGGTTTTGATATGTCACAATATCAAACGTTCTTTGAACAAAGTTGGGTCCAAGAGTTTGCAAAAAATGGTGGAGGACATCATTCAGCGCACATTCATTGGAACACACATGTCAACGCATTTTATTTTTTAAAGTGTGGAGAAGAAACTTCTTATCCTGTTTTCCATGAACCGCGAACAGGGGCTAGAACAACAAAATTAAAAATGAAGCCTGGTAATGGAATTTTTCATGGAACCGAATTGGTTCATTTCAAACCAAAGCCAGGAACACTCATCATCTTCCCAGGATACATGGAACATGAATATTCAGTAGACCATGGTAAAAAACCATTTAGATTTATTCATATCTGTATCAGTGCAATTTTAAAAGAAATGGCAAAGAAGGTATAACATGGCAAAGAAATACGATTTTAAAAAAGATAATTTCTGTGTCATTGAAAAAGCAATATCACCAGATCTTGCAACATTTTTGTACAACTATTTTACCATGCAAAAACAAGTCTATGATACTTGTATGCAAGCAAGATACATTTCACCATTTGAGACTTTTCTAGGTTACTATGAAGGTCAAGATGAACAGATTCCAAATACCTATTCTCAATATGCGAATACGGCATTTGAAACATTATTACTAAAGTTACAACCGATTATGGAAAAAACAACCAAGTTAAAGTTGTATCCTAATTATACGTATGCAAGAATTTATAAACCAGGTGATGAACTCAAACGTCACAAAGATAGATTCTCTTGTGAGATATCTACAACACTAAATCTTGGTGGAGATAAATGGCCGATCTATATTGAACCTAATGCAAAAAAAGGTGGAGTTATAGAAGGTAGAGGCTATGTATCAGATATGACTAAAGGTGTATCTGTAAATCTAAAACCAGGAGATATGTTAGTTTATAAAGGAAATATATTAGAGCATTGGAGAGAACCATTTAAAGGTAAAGATTGTGCTCAAGTTTTCTTACATTATAACAACTCTAAAACCAAAGGTTCTAAGGAGAACATGTTTGATAAAAGGCCACATTTAGGTCTTCCATCTTGGTTTAAACGTTGATATATTCTATTTCGAGCTAGGAATACCACCACATACCACCTTCCTAGCTCGTAAATAGGAGTTATTAATGTTTTTTGGCGCAACATCATTTGCAGCAGCACCTTTTGCAGATCCAGGATTTAATCCTAATGCAATAGTTAATTTAACAGGTAATCGTATTAACACAGCTACAGGGACTGTAGGTCTTGTTGGCGATGCTTTGATTTTACCTACAGGTAGTCAGTCTAACTTTACTATAGGTAATATTAAAGTTGCTGATGTTATTGGTGTTAATGGAATTGCAACTGCACTATCAACTGGAACTGTGGTTGTTGCAGCTGGTGCTGATGTTAGTGTTACAGGCAGCCAAGCTGACTTTACGACAGGAACGGTAAACGTTGCTGACGTTGTAGGGGTTAGCGGATCAAGAGTTAATATTGATACAGGTGATGTAACTTTAGTTGGTAAAGCAACCGTATTACCTAATGGTAGTGAAATTAATGTTGCTACAGGAACAGTTACTTTTGCATTTAAATATTCAGTTACAGGTTCACAAGTTAATGTAGATACAGGAACGGTATCTATTGTAGGTAAAGCAAATGTATTACCAAATGGATCAACCATTAATACAGACACAGGTGAGATTACCGTTGTTGCTGATGCAAATGTTTCTGTCACAGGATCAAGAACAGATATTGAAATTGGTAATGTTACCACAAGAGCGAATGCTACAGTAGTTGTTACAACAAATAGACAAAATCTATCAACAGGAACCGTTACGGTTACTGCAGATGCAACTATACTAGCTGAAGGTTCAGCTTTAGAATTAGCAACATCCGATGTATTAGTTAAAAAATGGGATGGTATTGTACCAGGTGCAAGTCAAACTTGGGTACCTATCCAAACAAGTAGAGGTTCATAATGTTTTTTGGAGGTAGTTCATTTGCTAGTTCACCATTTGCGGATCCAGGTGGAGTCAGTATTGCCTTTGCCGTTAATGGAGTAGGTTTAGAAGTTGCAAGTGAAGGTCAAGGTATTTTATTTTCTGCATTTAACCAAGCACAACTCTCAACTGCACAATCTAAATTTGGTGTATCTTCTTTATTATTAGATGGCACAAATGATTATGTAGAATCTGACTCAAATGTTGATTTAAGTTCAACAGATTTTACAATAGATGTTTGGATCAGACCAAATAGCGTAACAGGTTATAAAGGCATTTGGCAATCAGGAACAAGCACAACAGAACAATCCTATTTATTAGGCAGCACAGTTTATTGGACTGTAAATCCATCAACAATTATTACTACTGCAGTCACTGTTAATGCAAATGAATGGACTATGTTGTCTTATGAAAGACAAGGAAACACTCACAGAATATATAAAAATGGAACTTTAGAAGATACAGCTACTACAAGTAATAAACAAGATAATGGTTTATTTAGTATTGGTGAAAATGGTTTTGGTGATTTCAATGGTTATATTGATGAGTTAAGAGTTTCAACTGTTGCAAGATACGGAGGATCAAGTTTTACAGAACCAACTAGTGCATTTAGTCCAGATGGATCAACAAGTGTATTACTTCATTTTGATGGAGCGAATGGTTCAACTACTATTACAAACTCTGCATTTAGTGGTACTGTTGTTATTGGAAAAGCAAGAGTTTTACCAGGTGGTTCTGAAATAGAACTTACAATAGGTAATGTAACCGTTAGATTACCAGCTACAGTGTTAGTATCAGGTAATCAAATAAACCTTGCAACAAACACCATAGATGTGATATCATGGAACCCGATTCCACCAGGTGCGAATCAAATTTGGATCCCAATCGATCCAGATAATCCGTAGGAGAAATATGGCAAGTACTTATTCAAGTGATTTAAAACTAGAACTGATGACCACAGGTGAAAAATCTGGAACCTGGGGTACGATTACCAATACGAATTTACAACAACTCGAACAAGCAGCTTCAGGTTATATAGCTGTCGATGTTGCATCATCTGATGTAGCTTTATCTTTAGCAAACGGTGCAGTGTCCAATGGAAAGAATTTATATTTTAAACTGACAGGCACATTAACCGCAAACAGAACAATCACGATGCCAGACTCAGCAGAGAGAGTCTTTATTGTAGAAGATGCAACTTCAAGATCTTCTTCTAATTATACTTTAACCATTAAAACAGTATCAGGAACAGGTGTTACTTTACCTGTTGCTTCAACAAATTTAGTTTATTCAGATGGAACCAATGTCAATTTAGGTTTACAACATAAAGGTTATATTACACCTTCACAAGCTTATACTGCAGTTGCAGGTGATCAAGTTTTAGTAGACACTTCAGGATCAGGAATTGGAGCTCCTGTAACGATTACTTTACCTGCATCACCATCGGTTGGTAATGAGGTAACTTTAATTGATAGCGGTAATAACTTAGCATCAAACAATTTAACAGTTGCAAGAAACGGTTCTAACATTAATGGCTCTGCTTCTGATTTAACCGTATCTGCTAACTTATCTGCATTTACATTAGTATATGTGAATTCAACATTAGGTTGGATTTATAAAGATAAAATATAGGGGGTTAGATGCCTCTTCAGCAAGTTAAATTCGCACCAGGCATAGACAAGCAAAATACAACAGTTGGCGCACAAGGTCGTTGGATTGATTCTGATAATGTAAGATTTAGATATGGTCTTCCAGAAAAAGTATCAGGTTGGTCTTCTTTAGTGACAGACACCATTGTTGGAGTTTCAAGAAAACTTCATGCCTTTGTAGATATATCTGGAAACCGATATGTTGCCATTGGTACCGATAAATTTTTACTTTTATATTTTGAAGGTCAGCTTTATGACATCACACCTTTAAGAGCTACATTATCTTCAGCAACGATTGCTACAACAGATACATCTGCAGTTTGTACGATTACAACAGGATCTGCTCATGGATTAATACCAGGAGATATTGTATTACTTGATAATGTCACTTTACCTGGAGGAACAGGTTTTACCGATGCAGACTTTGAAGATAAATTATTTCAAGTGACAGGTGTTTCATCTACAACAGTATTTACCATCACTCAATCGTCAGCTGCAACAGGAACCGTTGCAACAGGCGGAAGTATAGATATTAAACCTTATGAGAACGTGGGTCCAGCAGAACAATCTTATGGTTATGGTTGGGGTACAGATACCTGGGGAGCAGGGGGTTGGGGAGATGCATCATCTGCACAAGACGTTGTATTAGAACCTGGTCTTTGGTCTTTAGATAATTTTGGTCAAGTCCTTATTGCAACCATTGCAAATGGTAAAACATTTACTTGGAATGCAGGAGCAACTACACCTTTAACGGTCAGAGCTTCTACAACAACATCTGGGTTCGAGACAACAAATAACCCAACTGCATCAAGACTCACTTTAGTATCACCAACAACCAGACACTTGGTTCATTTTGGAACTGAAACCACAATCGGGGATACAACTACACAAGATGATATGTTTATCAGATTCTCAGACCAAGAAGATATTAATGACTATACACAGACCGCGATCAACGCTGCTGGAAGTTTTAGATTGCAAGACGGAACGCGGATCGTGGGTGCATTAAAAGCAAAAGAAACGATTCTTGTTTGGACAGACAATGCACTTTACACGATGAGATTTGTAGGCGCGCCTTTTACCTTTGGATTTGAACAAGTCGGAACCAACTGTGGTTTGATTGGTAAAAATGCAGTCGTTGAAATAGATGGTGTTGCTTATTGGATGAGTCCAAATGGTTTTTTTGCATACGATGGTACGGTTCGATCTTTACCATGTAGTGTAGAAGATTATGTGTATGATCAAATGGACACAACAAAAGGACAACAGATTTATGCAGGTTTAGATAACTTACATACAGAAGTCATTTGGTATTATCCAACTCAAAGCTCTGATTATAATGATCAATATGTAATTTATAATTATGGAGAAAGTTCACCACAGCTTCCTGTTTGGTATACTGGCACTGAAGCAAGAACATCTTGGATTGATGGTATTGTATATCCAAATCCTTTTGCAACTAAATATAATTCTACTGAAACAGGTAGTTTTCCTGTTATTGTCGGAGAATCTGGACTAGGTCAAACCGTTTTATTTGAACATCATGTCGGAACCGATCAAGTGAATCCTGATGGTACCACAACTGCAGTGACTTCTTATATTCAATCTTTTGATTTTGATTTAAAAATAGAAGGAACTGATGGTGAAATCTTTTTAGCCATGAGAAGATTTATTCCAGACTTTAAAAATTTAGCAGGTAATTTAAGTGTAACTATGTCTGTTAAACGATATCCATCTGAATCAGATACAGCAACTGCACTCAGTCCATTTACAATAACAACATCAACCACAAAAGTTGATACCAGGACCAGAGGACGATATGCAAATATAAAAATTGCAAATAACAATATTAGTGAAAACTGGAGATTTGGTACACTCAATTTAGATTTACAACCTGATGGAAGACGATAATGGCAAAGATTAATGTAAGAATACCAGAACCTAAAACAGAATACGATGTTTCAAACCAGAAACAAATTAATAGAGCCGTAGGTTTAGTGGTAGAACAATTAAACTCTACTTATTTAAATGAATTAAAACAAGAAACAGAACGTTATACTTGGTTTAGTATGGGAGGAAATTGTTAATGAGTTGTAACAACGTAAATGTAGAACCAACAGTTATTGGTGGTGGAAATGGCTCTAATGCTTATGATGCATTTGGAAGATTAAGAGTTTCTAATCCATTTACTATTTTTGATAGTACAAATGTAATGTCAAAGAATAATCTCTTTGATGAATCTTTAACTGGATCAGGAACAGTTTCATATACCGCAAATAAATCTACAGTTAATTTAAATGTAACTACAGCTAGTGGCGATAAAGTCATAAGACAATCAAAAAGAGTTATGTCTTATC